CGTGTATCACAAGACCCTTGTGAAGAATAGCCTCGCCCCTTTTTTGCCAGTATACCAGACGCCTATCAAGGTCTGCCTCTTTGGAGGGGGGGAGGGGGCCACGGCGGCTCACCTTCTCCAGAGTCGGCTGCCGATTGAATCGGTGCGGATGATTGAGTGGGACCAAGAGGTGGTGGACCTGTTTCGAACTCGATTTCGGTCGTGGTCAACCCTGCCTGGGGTTCCTTCAGCCTGGGACAGTCCTCGACTGCATTTAGAGCACGAGGACGCGTTTGTAGTTTGTAACGAGGCACACGAGGGCGAGTATGGGCTTGTTCTCGTGGACCTGTTTGATGTGGACGAAGAGTCTGTCGAAACGATGGAGGACTTTGTTCGGAAAACGGCGGGCTGGTCGTCTGCCTCGTATGGGATGTATGTGACCACGCACAGTCCGTTCGTGAAGCCGAGCGATAAGGTGCTCCGACGGCTCCGAACCGCCCTGGCTTCGCAGGGGTTTCGAGTCCGACTCGTCACCGAATATGTGCCCTCGTTCCACGGATATGCCGTGTTTTTGTATGGGACACGTGACGGTATAAATTGTGAATAAGAAGGGGGCAAATAAATTCTTAAAGGTACCGTTAAGAATATAATTACGCCCCCTACAAATTGTAGGGGGCGTAATTTTATACTAAGCGGTATAGTATATGAGCGACACTGAGCTTTGTAAAATCGGTGTATCCTATCTCGTCGACAAGTGTCCTGCCATTAATCATTCCTATACTCCACACTATCATTCTCTTCTGAAGGACCTGCGCCCTTCCACAAAACTTTTACTCGAAATTGGAATCGGAAACATCCCACTTATGAAAGGACTTACAGGTCATACCTATAGGCCGGGTGCTTCTATACGAATGTGGCGAGACTACTTTCCGAATGCTACCATTGTCGGATGCGATATATTACACTCTGTCCTTTTTGAAGAGGACAGAATCAAAACATTCCAAGTCGATCAGAGCAGCATCGAATCCTTGAGCAACCTCATGAAGACTGTACAAATGATTCAGCCCTATGCGGATATTATTCTTGACGATGGGTCTCATCAGGAGAATCATATGGTAACCTCGTTCAAAACACTATGGAAGTTGGTGAGACCCGGTGGAGGCATCTACATTATCGAAGATATTGACCGGTCATTCTTCAATAGAATAGTCAATTTACCGTCCGAGGCCGGATTTACAGATACCGAATGTATCAAGGTCTATCAAGGAATGGCGCATAAATCGGCTGATAATTTCGTAGCATTTCGCAAATTATAATATTATTTCCCGTTCGAATCGGATAGGGAATAACAAGGACCCGATTCTTCTTCAGGGACCTTGTTCAACACCACCTTGTGATTGTATAGGGCGGCGGTTTTCTCCGTAATCTGCTGGGTCTTCGCAGCCTGCTCTGCGACTGGCTCCTTCTGGGCAGAACCAAACAGGCCCGCATCCTGCCGTTCTCGTTCTGCCAGAAGGTTTCGGAGAGCCGCCGACTGCTGCTTGGCCACCTCGGGATTCGTCGGCCGATAGGACGAGGCCCCGTGTCCGTCAAAGCGTCGCATTCCACAGACTCCCGTTCTGCAGGCCATGACTGATTCTGCCCAAGAGAAAAATTGATAGTAGGGTCGCACTCTTAAAGGGTGCGACCCTCCTCTCTATAAATCCACGCTATGGCTACCACAACCACACCCAATACAACCACAACCACCGCAGCAATTCAAGGCACTCTTGTCACAAAGGACTACAAGACCTTCCACATCCACGATGAACACGAACAGGTGATTCACACCTTTGAGGGGGCGGCCAAGGCCGGTCGCTGCCTTCTCGGAGATACGGTCAGCCTCCCCGAAGGTGCCGACACGCTCACGCTGGTCAATCGGTCCTACCATCCCACCCTGGCCGGGTACCTCGAACTCGACAGCAAGACCACGTACGGTCGCACGAACCGAAACGCCCCCCTCTACCTCTTTGTCCCTCTCCACACGGCCTACCCCTGTATGTTTGTCTCGAGCACAGAACGAGACCGCAGCCGCAAACAGGTGGCCACCGTCCAACTCCTCGACTGGCCCACCTCCTCGACCTTTCCCCGAGGCTCTCTCGTGGCCCTTCTGGGTCCCGCCGGAACACTCGCCGCAGAAGAAGAGGCCCTCTTGATAAACGCCTGCCCCTGGAAATCTCTGACCAAGGGCCTCGACATTCTGGAGGACGACGTGCCAGCGGGCGGGCGTCTGAAACTCAAAGGGACGACCTTTCACGTCGACCCCGCCGGCTGTCGGGACGTGGACGACGTCATCACCTTGGAGCCCGTCGAAGGCACCGAACAGCAGGTCTACATTACGATTAGCGATGTGGCCTCCTGCGTAGAGGAAATGGGGGCCGTGGACCTCATGGCCGCCCAGAAGGGATGTACCCTCTACAGGGACGGCGAGGCCGTGCGACCCATGCTCCCCCCTTCCTATTCGGAACTCTATTGCTCTCTCGTGCCGGGCCAACCCAAACGGGGAGTCAGCCTCGGTTTCCGATACGATACGGCGACTCGAACGGTCGACCCCGCCTCGACGACCTGGGCCGAGACCGAGGTCGTGGTCGACAAGAGTTATGCCTACGAGACGTTTGTCGGAGAGGACGCCGACCGAGTGCGGGACATTGCGGTGGCCCTGGACCCGGCTACGGACCCTGCGGACTCCCACGATTGGATTGCCACCTTGATGAAGCACTACAACAAGGCGGCGGGGGCTCTTCTGAAGGAGGTCGGGGTCGGCCTTCTGAGGCGGCACAGCGCTCCTCACCAAGAACGCCTCGCCAAATACGCACAGTGGAATCCAACTCTTGCCAAACTCGCCCAGTCGTCGGCCGAGTACTGCCCTGCCTCGGACGCCGACGTGGCGCACTGGGGGCTCGGCGCCGCCGCCTACTGCCACGCCACCAGCCCTATTCGTCGGTACGCAGACCTCGCCAATCAGCGCATTCTGAAACAACTGATACGGAACAACAAGACCGGCCTCGTCGTGTCGGTCCCCTATCAGGATTTGAACCATCGCATGAAGGTCGCCAAGGGGTACGAACGGGACCTAGTGTTGGTGCGATGCCTTCTCGGGCCCGATGCCAAGCGTCGCTTTGACGGCCTGATTCTGGATGCGGTCGAAGAAGAGGGCACCCTGGCCCTCCGTGTCTGGATAGAAGACTGGGCCAAGACCATCAAGTGTCGGTATCGAATCGTCGAGAAGGGGGCAGAAGGAACCTATAGGGTGGGCTCGGCCGACGAGACGGCGGTACACGAGGTGCGAGAGGGGGCTCCTGTTCGGATCGAGTGCGGACTGAATTTGGGGTCCACGTCGAGACGCTGGAAGGAGCGGATTCTGGTGCGGTTTATCTAGAGCAGCGGACGGTTCGGCGACGCCGGACCTTTCGGTGTTTTGTTTTACGCCGACGGCCCCCCTTTCCAGGGGTAGGGGAAGAAGATGTGGAAGAGGGGGCAGAAGAAGCAGTGGAAGAAGAGGGGGCAGAAGGAGAGGGGGGAGAACGACGCAGAAGACTCTTAATAAAAGTTGGTGTAACGGGTGTTGTTTTAGGGGTTGTTTGAACTAAGGGTTCATTTGCTGCTTTCGCCGCAGTAATATTAACAAACCCAAACACATTTTCACTTACGTTTGGTTTCTTCACGTTTGATGCCATATACTATAAACCGTTAAGAATATAATTCACTCTTGTCAAAGAACCGATAGGGGTGAATTCCTATACGCTTCATCTAGAGCGTCGGCTAGAACGTCGGACGGTTCGCCGACGCCCCCCTTTGTGTCTATTTTCAACCAAGCCTGTACTGTGATGTACATAGTCTTTACCGTTCACCGTATAAACCTGTACATAGGCTTGGTCTGGGATATTATTATTGTTGTTTTCAGGGCGATCTACAATCGGCGGAAAATATACGGGCTTTCCATTATGATTAAATTTAAGAATATGATTCGAGCACGGTAAGGGATACTCACACGGCATATCATCCCCTTCTAACTTATCAACATAACGCCCTAGAACTACTCCTCGGATACTGTATGTTTTTTCTCTAGAAAGTTCTACAAACAAATTGGAACTAAGTATGTGGGACTCTTTCTTCTTTATCATTGTCTCTAGCATTACTGTATATGTAAGTGGATTCTCCTCAAATGGTCCAGAATATTTAGCCTGTTCTTTGATATAATTATCTAATTCTGATTTCACTTCTGGATTTATAATGTATCCAAACTGACGTAATATTGTTATGCATGCCCAAACCGTACCAAATCCAATCTTTAACTGTAAATACTTATAATCATCAACTATTGCGTTAATTGTATCCTTATCAGATATATCTAACATGTAACTAAAATACTCATAGGGGTCCTTGTCTAAGATGTCTAAGATGCCTATCTTGCGACGGCTTCGTCTACTCGGCATTCTACATCCTATCCAGAAAAATAGAATCCGCCTCTTATGCTTTCAAATAGAGGCTATCCGGGACTGCCAGCCCCCTCACGAGTTGGGGCCGCAAGACCGCCACCTTTTCGATTTGGTCCGCATGTTCGCAAAAGGTGGCGAGGCTGAGCCACTCGTCCAACAGGTTGGCGAGTTTGAGAAGGCTCCGCACCAAATTTCCCTCAAAGAGGCCATACTCTTGGCAAATGACCGATAGGTGGGCGGCCTCGGGGTCCGTCACCCACCAGTAAATCACCTCGGACCACTGAATCGTCGTATTCCAGTAATTGTCATATCGGCCGACCCCCTTGTAGAACCCGTCCTCCTTGGCCTGGAACTCCTTGGCGGAGTTCACCAGATGGCGGAGGGCCTTCTTGGCCGGCTCAGGGATTCGCACATAGTCCACTGTAATAGTGAGTTCCTTGTTGAAGTCCTCCAAGAAGGCCGACAGAACTGTGGCCAATTCGGGACCGTCCAGGTCGTGGGCCTGGCGACTCAGAAAGAGTTCCGTCAGAAGAATCGGATGGCCCTCGTTAACCTCGGTGGCCAGAATGCCCCGAAGCGTCAAGTCCCGTGCGGTCAAGAGGCTGGGCTTTGTATCGGCCGACTCGGCCGTCAAGTAGTCGAGGGAGCGCAAGAAGGCGAGGGCCGGCACGACCGTCGAGGCGTGGTCCTCGAGTTGGTGCAAGTGGTCCAGATGGCCCGAGCGGACCCTACAGAGTTTCTTGTACTCGGCATACTGCGTCAAGTGGGCGGGCAGAAGACCTGGATGGGCCTTCTTAAACTCGGCAAAGGCCGTCAGGGCATTCTTGCGGGCCCGGCCAGCGGACATGTCAATGAGAGAGGCCAGGCGCTCGTGCTCCTGAACGAGGGCCACCTGTTCGGGCGATAGAGCGGCTTCGGCCGCCCGAACCAGGGCCTCGGACCCTTCCAACTCCTTGACCGCCCCCTCCTTGGCCAGGCTGCGCTGCTTGAACCAATAGCTCTGCTCCATCAGTTCGAGCCACGAATGCGCCCCCGACTGGATGGTCTTGAGGAGAAAGTCGTAGTGAAAGTCCATGCGACTGTGGACCGACTGCTTGCCACCGCACATGATGCTTCGGAGTTCGGAGGGATAGACGGCCTCTCGGTCCGGGAGGTACAGGACGAGTCCCTCCGTGTCCTTGCCTCGGCGCCCCGCCCTACCCGCCATCTGCGTATATTCGTCCGTCCGAAGGGAGCGCTGGCCGTTCTCATCAAACTTGGTGAGGCTCGTAAAGACAACCGTCTTGGTCGGCATGTTGAGCCCCACGGCAAACGTCTCGGTGGCAAAGAGGACTTTGATGAATCCTCGGCCAAACAAGAGTTCTACGACCTCCTTCAGAACGGGCAGCATTCCGCTGTGGTGGAAGGCCACGCCCTTCATCATCAAATCACGAAGAGTGTGATATTGGGGCAGGATCGTGAGGGCGGCCGTATGATGCGCCAAGTAGCGGTCCATCAGGTGCCGCACGCTGGCCTGTTCGGCGCCGTCCAGAAGAGACCGCTCCACGGTCGCCGCATACGTTTCGCAGCCCTTGCGACTAAAGACAAAGAAGAGGGCGGGAAGATTGTGGGTGCGGCGGAGGAATTCAATCGTCTCGTTGAGTTGCTGGGGGTAGGACTTGAGGCGCACTTTGTCGGCGACGGCGCCCTTGGTCCCCGTGACGACCTTGTCGTGGACTCGCTCCTTGAACTTGCGATGGGCCTCGACCAGGGCCTTGCGGGCGGCCATCCAGTCCCTATAGGGGGCTTCTTGGAATACTTCTGTACCCGGGGTCAGGGTGGTGATGAGGTCCGTGGCGTCGGCATTCAGAACGGCGTGCGTCAGCGGAACAATTCGGTAGGCGGTCTGGATAAGATGGACGGGCACCTTCTTCAGAGCCCCGAGCCAGCCGGCAAAGGCCTCGGGCTTGTTCAGGGTCGCCGACAGAAGAACGAGTTTGACAGAAGGGTCCAGAAGAATCATCGTCTCCTCCCAGACCTTGCCCCTGTCAGGGTCGTTAATGTAGTGGCACTCGTCAAAGATGACGGCGTCAAGGCCCTCGAGGCTGAGGGAGGCCGAGAGGCCGAGACCCTCCGTCTTGGTGCCCCGCTTGTAGAGGAGATTGCGCAGAATCTCCGTCGTCATGACGACGATTTGGGCGTCGGGTCGGAACTTGATGTCGCCCGTCATGATGCCGACCGAGTGGCCCTTGTACAGGGTTCGGAGGTCGTCGTATTTCTGGTTGGAGAGGGACTTGATGGGGGTCGTGTAAAAGACCCTCCCGCCCTTGGCCAGACTGTGGTGAATCTGGTACTCGCCCACGACCGTCTTTCCCGACCCCGTCTTGGCGCAGACAAGGACATGGTGGCCCTGGTGGATGGCGGAGACGGCGTGCTGTTGGAAGGGGTCGAGGGGGAACGAAAAGGGGAGGGTCGTAGGGTAGAGGTCCTGGACAACAGGCTTGGTCAAATCGGGCTGAAGGAGGTAGGGATTCATTTGGATTGGTTCGAGACGAAACGTTAGGTTTGTTGGATTGGGAGAGTCTGTAGATTCACCTGACTCACTTAAAGGGTTGACCCTTCAATTTTTATGTCGGGACAGAAGCCCTGGTTTGTCTATCTTCTCGTCGCAGAAGACGGGGCGACCTATGTAGGGGCGACGGTGGACCTGGAGCATCGGTTGCGGCAGCACAATGGACAGATAGGGGGTGGGGCCAAGGCTACGCATGTTCGAGTGGCCCGAGGTCAGCAGTGGCGCCGCCACTGCTACGTGAGCGGGTTCCCTGACAATCACGCCGCCCTCCAGTTCGAGTGGCGGTGGAAGAGCCTGAGTCGGGCGAAAGACCTCCAGGGCCTCGAGCCTCTGGAGCGCCGCCTCGAGGCCCTCCAGCGGCTTCGGGCGCTGGACCGACCGACGACAAAGGCGGCCCCCTATTCGTCGTACGGAGAGGGTGTGCCACAAATTCACTATGAGTAATCACTCTCAGGGATAGGCGTATGTTCCAACTTGTAGGGGATACTATAGACTTGTACCGGCCTGAAAAAACACAGTATCTCAAATCTCTCGAATACGCCAAGACGTTGCCTCCCAGTTCGAATCCAATACTCGTGTTCCATTGTTTTTGGAGAGTCCCTCGACCCTTTGGGCGTAAACAAGCTGCCATGTTGAAATCGGTTCTAGTCCATCACGTCAACCATCTCGACCATTTGGAAATCAATCTATGGTCGAATGTAGACTTGTCCAAGGACCCCCTATTGGAATCCATTGCGCCTTGGATACGATTCAGATTGTGGGACTATGAAGTCGAAAAAGAAGGATCCCTGTTGGAGTATTGTTCCATTATAACAAAAAAGACACTCGATGACTCCATGTACTATTTAGAAAGTGATCTATTTCGACTCCTTGTATTACACAAATATGGTGGATTTTATCTTGACATGGATGTATTGGTACTTCGATCCATGGCTCCCTTAAATGATATGGAATTCGCATATCAATGGGGGACGAGTGGGACAAATCCGAGTGAACCGATACTCAAGGCAAATAATGCTGTCATACGGTTACACAAGGGGTCCCCCCTATCAGCCGAATTGATCGAACTTTTACTAAGAAATGTTCCAATCAAAGATACAACCTGTTGGGGAAGTGACTTATATTCCAAATTGAATAACAATTCTATGGTCTGTTTGCCAGGGGTATGGTTTGATTCTGAGTGGTGTGTTGAAGGGGCTCGATTGAATCCATTTGACCCATGTGATTCTATTCAACTATACGAAGGCGCATTCACATGGCATTGGCACAATCAATGGGATGCTGAGATTCACGAACGGTCTAAGTTTCAATATATTGAGCAGGTCCACGAAGATGTGATTCGTACTCTGACCTCCAATAAGTCCGAGTGTCGCTTCGTATAAAATTATTATATTTTCACTTTATAGAATCATGAATTTAATCTATATGTGTGTCTTCCACCAGGAAGGTTACATACAATTATTGAAACTTCTAATAACATCCATTTTCGTAAAGGCAAATATAGACCCCACTACGACCCATCTTCTCATCTATACGTCAGCTACATTTCAGCCTCTTATCGAGAAAGAATTGGCCCATACGGCATCATTGCCGATTCACTATACGTTGATGGAACTCGACTCTGTCATGAAGGCCTCTTGCTGTAAGTTGAATATTTTTAAATACGACAAGATTGATACCTACGACAAGATTCTCTATTTGGATACAGACGTATTGATAAATAGTGACATGAATGTTCTGTTCGGACACGACATATCTCCTGAAAAGTTGTATGCGTTGGAGGAGGGAACCATGGGCCATGATTATTGGTGTGGAAAATTGTTTGGTACTCCATACGTAGGGTCCACAATGCGCGCCTTTTCGGCAGGCGTCTTTTACTTTCGAAATAGCGAGCCCATGCGTACCCTGTTTGCGGCAATTCTGGCCCATATTCAAGACTATGTATATGAAAAAAGGAGACCCCCCCCTATCTGTCTGGACCAACCCTTTGTGGTATACAATGCGTTCCAGCAAAACAAATATGATAATCAAATGATGAAGGCCTATCTGGAGAACAATCCATCGGCTGTCAGTCCCGAGAAGATTATTTATCATTTTCCAGGAGGTCCTGGACAGTATTTATCAAAAAATGCCAAAATGAGCGCCTTTTGGGAAAAGATGATACCTGGAATCAAGCCAACAAATATTATAATCACACCTCCGAGTACACCTGTAGGAATGGAGTATGTCCTATTTGAGGACCGTACTACAATGATACGCCACTATGCCGCCACTATTTCAAAGCCGGTCATAGCAGAGATTGGTATATTTCGAGGCGAATTTCTCGACTACATTGCCACTACGTGCGATGTAGGGTCTCTGGATGGCGTAGATCTATTTCAAGGGGTCACGTGTAGCGGAAATGCGGATGGTAATCATGTCGTGAAGTATGATGTAGGAAAGTCGTATGTCGAATTGACCGAAAAATACAAGGATGTATCAAATGTGAATGTTCACAAATCAGATTCTAGCACCTTTCTCAAGGGGGTCCCCAACAATACGTACGACATTATCTATATCGACGGTGATCATAGTTACAAAGGAGTTGAACTCGATTTGTTATATTCATTCCAAAAAGTAAAACCAGGGGGGTATATTATGGGCCATGACTATGAGATGAATATGAAGAAGGCAAACCATGTCTATCAGTTCGGAGTCAAACAAGCCGTAGATGAATTCTGCGGTAGGTTCAAACAAACCATTCTGGCCAAGGCGATGGACGGGTGTGTCAGTTACTGTATTCGAATTGTAAAGTAACCTAAAGGGCGTAGAAGGATATAGGATGGGCTCAGTGGAGCCCTCCAACCGTCGTAGCTCAGCTTGGCAGAGCACCTGGCTTTTAACCGGGGAGTCGTGGGTTCAAGCCCCACCGTCGGTACATGGTTTGCTGGTCTGTAGGATAGGCAAGCCAACTACAGCAGGAATGGCCGAGGGGTCAAGGCGACGTCCTTAAGAGACGTTACGAAAGTGCGTGGGTTCAAATCCCACTTCCTGCACACCACACTCTTAGTTCAATGGTAGAATGCCTCCCTTCCAAGGAGGTGGCATGGGTTCGATTCCCATAGAGTGTAAAAAATTGACAGACAGGCTTTGAACAGAAGGGATACCTCCTGTTCAAAACTAGAAGCAATACACAACAGTCCAACATGAGCCATCGCAAACTTGTCAAGCGCCCTCTCCAGGACGTCGTGGCCGAACTCCCTGTCACCGACCCCACGACAATTCAGCCGCCCAAGGACCCATTTCGAATTCCACAAACAGGGGTGAGGGACGGGATTCTCAAGGCCCTCCAGGACCATTTACCGACGGCCTCCTATACATCCCTTCTTGTGGCCCACTTGAAGAAATTTGGTTCCGACAAACTCGACGCCTATACGGACCTCGAGTTTATCCTGGAGCCCTACAATGTCACGCTCAAGTTTGAATCGAATCGGGCCGACAATCGCCAGACAATGGTCTATAAGATGCCGTACCTGGATGCGGACATGGAGCCTGATCCAACCTTCTTGCCGACCAAGAGTTGGTTCAGCCGATGGTTCTAGTTACTCCATAGTTTGGATACGGTGTATATATTTATTACACACATTCATAGTCGGGTCAAACGTCTCCGTATTCATACTATTAATAAAATTCTTTGCTACACTACTGCCATTGTACCAATGAATACATATAGTATTTTCTGTAACTTTATCATTTGTGCTGTCAAAAAACTCATGAAAATCGTTACACATATAGGGATATGCTATTTCATTGGCTAAAGTGGTAATTGTATCAATCGGTTGAGGAAGATGTAACAGAATATATTTCCATAAATTAGGCCCTATACTCTGATAATAGCCTCTTGTATCATGTATGTCTTCTTTCGCTGTAGTATATAACTGTGTTATATATTTATTTTTGGGCGTTGATAAAAGAAATCCGGTGGGGATTGTTTCTGAGTATGTAAATATATACATATCTCGTACGGTTTCAAATAAAAACGCAGGCAATGGTCGAACGAATAACACATCAAAATCAAACCAAAGTCCGCCGTGTTCGTACAACTTCGCAATTCGAACAAAATCAGCCTTATACACTACTGAAATGTCATTCTTAATAGCATATTCTTTTTCAAAATCGATAGGAACCAGACGTATAGTTGGAGAGATGGAGCAAATCTCCTTTAGCGTTATTGTTTTCTTAATTTGGATAGAATGCTCTGCTGATCTCCATTGTACGAGTGTAGTACTTGGAATTTCCGATGTATAAATAATTATTTCAATACCTGGATTCAGTTTGACAAGAGACAGGATTGTGTAATAATGAAGCTGTGATAACTGATCTCCTTCCCAGTACGTAAATACAATCTTAGGGATTGTTCCTTCCATACTTGGTATAGTATAGGTTTATTATCATTACTTAAGCCCGAAGAGATATGTATACTATCATGACAACCCGCATACTCCTATTTGGTTCCACCGGAATGCTAGGACGCTACATATACAGTTACTTTAAACACCATCCCACTCTTCGACTCGACATAGTTACACACGATGAATTTCGTGTTACACAAGATACACTTGATGGAATCGATACGCTCCTAGACCGACATTCAGTGGATGCTACGACCTGTGTCATCAATTGTATTGGTCTTATTCCGCAAAGGGCTACCCGGGAGTCAGAACGTGGCTATTATCTTGTAAATAGTTTGTTCCCTCACCTCCTGTGGGCAAGTTGTAACCGCCGAGGAGCCCGCATGATCCAGCCCACCACGGATTGCGTCTTCTCTGGAACCAAAGGGCTCTATACGGAATCGGATCCTCACGACGAAAAGGGGGCCTACGGTCTCAGCAAATCACTCGGAGAACCCCTCGGCTGTACGGTCCTTCGAACCTCCATTCTGGGCAATGAACTCTTCAACAAGACGTCGATGCTGGAATGGGTCCTGTCAAATAGTGACAAGACAATCAATGGATGGACCAACCATAGTTGGAATGGCATTACATGTCTCGAATATTGTAAGGTGGTCGAGACGATACTTGCTCGTAATTTGTTTTGGTCCGGCATTCGTCACATTGCCTCTCCTGTCCCGAAGAGCAAGTACGAGCTCGCCGTTCTGATTCGGGACATTTATCAGCGTTCGATAGTCATCCATCCTGTTGCAACGGAAACGGCCGTCGATAAGACGTTGTCAACGCAGTATCCAACCAACCGCGAGTTTAGCATTCCGGATCTGAGCGTCCAACTCGAAGAGCTCAAAACGTTTTCTTTACTAGAATGAACACACTTTTAAAGTCAAAAGATAATATTCTCAGAGTGAAGCGAGAGGTAGAGACAAATGAATCGCAGATTTATACTCACCACTGTATAAGTAAAAATAGTATCGACGACGCCACGATTACGATTGTTATGACATCCTCCAACCGTTCTAAACAAACCTACTACACACTCGACACAATTCAGCGATCCGCCTATAAAAACATACAGGTGGTGTTAGTGGATGATTCGACCGATGACCCCATTCGTATCGACAAGCTGGACACCTATCCGTTTAGTATCGACTTTTTAGTGATTCATAGAGATAAGAAGTTTTGGCATAATCCATGTGTGAATTATAACATTGGATTTAAATTCATAAAGGGAGGGAATATTATCATCCAAAACGCAGAGGTATGCCATGTAGGAGATGTCATCAGTTATATTCAGCCCCTCTTTTGCGATGACCATTATTTCGTCTTTGATGTTGCTACATGTGCCAATTACGGAGCGAATGACACAATCTATATGTCAGACACAACAACCACAAATATTTATAAACAGTCGCACCTATTTGATATATGGTATCAATCCGAATCCGCTAATCGAAAATTACATTTTTTGACCGCACTGAGTCGTTCTACCTTTCAAAAAGTGGGTGGATTCAGTTATGACTATGCGTTCGCATGTTCCTATGACGATGATGATTTGCTATTACGTATTGTTTCGAATCAGGACAATCGCATAGTATGTTGTCATCATACCACCTCCCAGTGTGGTGGTATTCACCTGTTTCATGTGCGCAATTCGACTACAACGGGCTGGGACAATGGACGAGAATTAAATATAACCTTGTACAATGCCAAAAAGAAGTATGTAGATAAATATAAAAAGTATATCGAAGTGAGTGAGACGGCCGAGACGTTTGATGAGACCTATAAAAAACTAGCCAGTTGCTAATAACTTAAAGTGAGTATGTGTTATACTATAAATGAGTGATACTCGGAAAACTGTTGTAACCATTACGGGGATTCGTCCCGATTTTATTCGAATGAGCCAGGTATTCAAGCTCCTGGATGAGTCCTTTCATCATATTCTCATTCATACAGGTCAACACTATGATACACAACTCTCGGGCGTCTTTTTCAAGGAACTTGGAATCAGGGCCCCTGACTATATACTGAACACGGGCCAAATCGCCTCCAACCACTATGAGCAACTCAGCTATTTGTCCACGGCCATTCCCAAGTTATTCAAGGAGAACAACCTCCAGCCAGACCTCGTCCTCTTTCTGGGGGACTCCAATTCGGCGGGGGTATCCTTTCCTCTCAAGAAGGAGGGATATCGTATCGGACATATTGAGGCCGGCATGCGCTCCTACGACAAGAGAATGCTAGAAGAGATAAATCGCACGGTATGCGACCATTGTAGCGACATCCTATTCGTGTACCATCCGGACTATGCGAGTCAGCTGGCCCAAGAAGGAATCACAAAGAATGTGTTTGTGGTCGGCAATACGATTGTGGAGCCGTTTCGTCACTTTCAGAACGAAATCATGTCCGTCGAAAAGCGGAAGGATATGATCCTGATGGACCTCCATCGTCCTGAAAATTTCAAATATGCGGACCGGCTCCGTTCCATTCTTGCGTTTGGGAATCGGTGCGCAGAACGCTATGGAGTCCCAGTCCGTCTCTTGTATTTCAAGCGCCTCCAGGATGCGCTCGACCAGAACGGTATCGAACTTGGCCGAATTACCATGACACCGCTGATGGCCTTTCAGGAGTATCTCACGGCCGTCTATCATTCCAAGTTTCTGATTAGCGACAGTGGCACGGGACAGGAAGAGCCGGGCCTCTTGCGGACGCCCACGGTCGTGCCTCGGGATTTTACGGAAAGGCCTCAGAGCTATGCGGCGAATTGTAGCAAGAAGTTTTCCGCCGATGAGTCGAACGACGAAGAGGTGTTTGCCTGGATTGAGCAACTCGAGTCAGGGGCTCTCGCCATGGACACGGATTGGCTTCTGCCTCCCACGGGGTCGGTCGGAGACACGAGTCATCAGATTATCGAGCATCTGAAGAGATTGTTGTAAATCTAAAGCACGCAGTAGTTGTACTCCTCATAGACAATATGACGAGTAGAATTAAGACGAGTCCGGTTGAGTACCAGACAAGGCAGCCCTTCCCCTATTTGGTTCAGGACGGCTTTTTGGAGGACACGAGGGCGACCGCCCTCCAGCAAGAAATTATGGGCCTCTCTGCGGATCGATGGGACCGCTACGACAATCCTTTCGAGCAGAAATACACACTCCGAGACAAGAACGCATTTCCTGAACAGTTGGCGGCCCTGTTTGAGGAATGGACAAGTCCCGCATTTGTGGCCCAGGTCGGGGCCCTCGTGGGGCACGACCTCGTCCTCGACACGACCCGAAATTTCTGGGGCGTCCACACCTACGGACCTGGAGACAGGCTCGACATTCACGTGGATGCGGGTCTTCATCCGACGCTCGGTCTCAAGAAGCAGGTGACGCTCGGCCTTTATCTGAGTCACCAATGGAAGGAAGAGTACGGGTGTGCCCTCGAAGTATGGAAGGGGACGTCTTGTTGTGCCCCGACTCCCACGCTGTTGGAACGGACGGATAGGATTGCCCCCCTCTTCAATCGGGCGGTCGTCTTTACTTGTAACGATTACGCATGGCACGGAAACCCCGAGCCGGCCACCTGTCCGGTCGACAGCAAACGCATCTTCCTTACGATTTCCTATTTGAGTCAGAGCACGACCGATGAGAACAAACGCATGAAGGCGCTCTTTATCAAGAGGCCCGACGAGCCCGAGGATCCCGAAAAGGATCGGCTGCGGCTTCTACGAGCGGACCCTAATCGATACAAAGACGTGTATAGATTAAAGAATTAATTATATTATACACGATAGTATGAAATTAGTTGATGGGTTTATATTTTATAATGAATTAGAATTATTAAAGGCTCGGTTTGAGGAACTATATGATATTGTAGATTATTTTATCTTAGTTGAAGGTACTCTCACATTTACGGGGAATACTAAACCATTATATTATGATGAAAATAAAGAATTATTTGCTAAATATAATGATAAAGTGATTCATATCATTATAAATGACTATCCAGATACTACAAATCCTTGGGATAGAGAAACACATCAGCGAAACGGTATTGAGAGGGGTATTTCAAAACTACAACTGTCAGGAGAGGATCGAATAATTATATCTGATGTGGATGAAATTGTATCAAGAACATTGATGTATGATATTAAAATGGGTATTCGCACATATGAATCTGATATATATTCGTTAGAAATGCAATTATATTATTATGGACTTGAATGGACAGTTGATAGAAAGTGGTATCATCCAAAAATGATAAAGTACGGATGCTTTGACAATATCAGGTCATGTGAAACAATTCGTCATTATAAAACGAACAATATTATAAATAGTGCGGGTTGGCATATATCATATATGGGTGATAGTAATTTTATAATTAATAAATTAAAAAGTTTTTCAGAAACACAAGCATGTACTGAAACAAATTTAAATAGTGATAATATAAATTCATATATTTCTGAAGGAAAGTTATTTTTTAATAATGAAAAATTAATAAAAATTCCAATTGAAACTAATATTTCATTACCCTGTTATTTTTTAAAGAATAGACATATTGAATAATTATTCAATAGTATTCGTTACATATAGCATCAATCTGTTATTATATTGTGTGTCATATTCTTTGATATTATATACATTTAATAGAATATTTTCCCACCATATATTATTTTCTTGTATAGTGTGTAACTCTATCCCATTTAATATGTCACTATGATTTGCTATTGCTAAAATAGCTATGTTACTTAATTTAGAAAATGTTACAATTACGTCATTAATAAAACTTTTATCAAGATGTTCTAATACGTCAGTACAAACTAAAATATCATATTTTTTATTCAATAAATTCATTCTGTCATCATGTTTTGATAAATCACATGCTATAAATGGTACAGAAATATTATGATTTTTTTTAAGATCAACTGAAGTAATTTTAACATTCTTAAATTTTTGTTGGAGCAATGTGATAAATTGTCCCCTGCCACTTCCAACATCAATTAACTCAAATACATCATCTGGATTATATATTCCTTTTATTTTTTCAATAACATAATCATATTGAATATGGTGCTGATTTGAGTATATTGGTTGTGAAAATGCCATATCGTATACGCTATTATAATCCATTTATGCTATTACACTATAATTTAATAGTATTATTATTAACACACTATAATAAACATAGTTTTGTCAAATAGCTATATAATGAAGTTTTCGTAAGCGGATTCAACTTGCTATTGTAGTTCTTGACGTCCTCCAGGACAAGAAGATTCTTATAGGGGGCCTTAATGTACTTGTACCCATCGGGTCCATTTACGAGGCGCATGGACTGCGTCTCACTGATGAGCGACTCGAGCATCTTCTCTCCTGGCCGAAGGCCCGTTACACAAACGGGCTTTCCGTACTTTTCGGAAAATATTTCCATGAGGTCCACAAGTTTCATCGAAATCAGTTCCGGAATCACCGTATCACCCGATTCTCCGTAGAGAATGGCGTGTTCAATGAGTTCCACACTCTGCTCCAGCGTCATGACAAAGCGTGTCATCTCCGTGTGCGTCAACGTAAATTCCTTGACAGCCGGGTCCTGCCCCTTTTCGTGGAGGATGGGAATGATGCTCCCCCTCGAATTCAGAACATTTCCGTACCGGATGTTCACAAACTTGCGATTGAGAACGTGGAGCGACTTTTCGACAATCGCCGACTCGGCCAGCGCCTTGGCCATTCCATAGGCGTTCGTCGGCTCACAGGCCTTGTCCGTGCTCACCATCACAACGCATTCGAGCCGGGTCAGGCGGTCATTGTTCTTCTCAACGGCATTGACAACATGAATGGGCCCCGTACAATTCGTGTTGATACACTCTTCTATGGCGAATTCACAGCGGTCAATGTGCTTGAGCGCCGCCATAATCACAATAATGTGCGGCTGCTCCCGAAGAATGGCCATCTCGACCCCCTGGTAGTTCCGAATATCACCAATAATGAACTTGAGCCTATCTGTCTTGTATTTGAGGCTCATCTGCCAATGCTTACATTCATCCCGTGAGTAATTCGTGATTTCATTCTCGGCCAGATAGGTGGTAATAAACTGGTTTCCAAGAGATCCGGAACCGCCAAAGAGGAGTATCTTTTTGCCTCGAATCATCCTATCCGTGCCGGTTGGAACATTTGGGTTCATTTGAACCCATTAAGCGGACTCTGTCGCTAGTGGCAACCACAGGGTGGTTGCTTTAGCCAGTGGTTCGGCGTAATTTATCACGCTGAACCGGTCGCTCATGAAACACAAGGTGTTTCATGAGCCAGGGGGTCCGCTTGACACAGTCAAGCGGACCCCGTCATATCAATCAAATCATGCCGAATCTGGCGATTCAGAGCCCGCTGTTCGTCCACATCCTCGGCTGTCGGAACGTGGCTCGAACTCAGTTGGACCAGCGTACCAGGACTCATCCCAAAGGCTTCTGGGCGCCGAGTCACCTGGTCGTAGACAAGACATCCAAACAGAACGGTCGCACTCACGAGCAGGACGGTTGCTAAATTCTTCATCCTGATTCTAGTGTGGACCAACAGAAGAATTATTGTCGGCAGCCCTAGTAATGAATACCGTCGAGTGGATTCTTCACTGGACGGTTCTGTTTGGACCCGGATTAGTGGCCCTCTGTGCGGGCCTCTTCATGTATCTCTGTCTCAACATTTTCCTCTGGCCCCTCATTGGCCTCTACCTTGTCTACATTGTCTTCTGGTCCGTGAGCGACCTCGAACTCGACCTCTGGCACTCTGTTCGGAAACGCGTGGGCCTGGTTCTTCCGACAGCAGATTACAGTCAGACCTTTCAGGTCAAGGGCACTCTTCCAGATAGGTCCGTCCCTCACCTGTACGCACTTCATCCACATGGGTTGGTAGCATCCTCTGCGCCCATTCACCTGATGGATAAACACTCTTCGATTTATGAATCGTTGAGTCGTCACCATTTAGCACTTCACTCTGGCCTCTTTAAAGTTCCTTTTTTGAGAGAATTCCTGTTATTCATCGGATGTATTCCTGCGACAAAACACAGTATGGAACGGAGCATCGAACAGGGGAGCTCCGTCTGGTTCTCACCGGGCGGAACGAAAGAGATGGAGTATTCAAAGGACGTATCGAGCAACGAAACTTGGAATTTGAAATCCCATACAGGGTACTTGAAAATGGCCCAGAAATATAAGATTCCGATTGTACCCCTCTATTCGGAAGGGGAACAGACTCTTCTAACCTATCGCCATCACTTGCCATGGTTCGACGACATTTTGTCGTATGTGAGTGGTATAAGTAGTAATATTTACATTATTCTCCAGGCCGGACTCCCCCATAATCTGAGACGGTGGTGGGCCCTCGGGTCCGACTTGAAGACTCGGGCCACCGTCTGCCATATCGGGGACCCCTTTACAATCGAGGAGGGCGATACGATTGAAGAGGCGCAGACCAAGTACATCGCCCATGTCACGGCTCTCTACAAATCTGTTCATCCTGAGAAGGAACTTACAGTGGTCTAGGAGCCCTGCGCGTGTAGTTGCGGGTTCGATCAGAAGGGATGGGGAGGGTGAGAAGGACGGTAGCCTCCTCGGAGGGGGGGGGTTCCTTCTGTGTGGGTCGTTTCTCTTCTGGTTCAGAAGGAGCAGACGAAGAGGACATAGAGTAGAAGACCCATAGGAGACTATAGCCCACCAGAAACTCTGCGAAATCAATGGCCGAGTTGTAATCATATTTCAGAATGAACTGATAGTAGGCAAAGAGGAGTATGCCAAAGAGGTTGTAATAGGCCATCATTCCAAAGAGGACATGCCACGACGAATTCCAACCGTCCGTAAAGACGAAGCGCATCCCTATAGGGATTCTACGAACATTGTCCAGGACCTTATACCCACCTATTATTCAAGAGTTGATATACATTCTTCGCATGACCCCTATAGTACATCATCCAGAGAGATACATTGCTTGAGGAACAAATAATGTACTTACATTGCGACATGATTAATAGGCTGGCGAACAGGTGCCGAATGTCCTGGTACGCCCTGTCCCCTCTCCGTAAAAAGTGAACTCCCTGGTCCGATGTGGTCGTAACATTTTCTTCAAACGTCATGATATTGTTTTGAAGATTGTGCGTATCGGCATAGTTAAACATGTACTCAAGAAATGAATAACAGTCCGATTGAAGAATGATTTGAAGGTCGGGATTGGTGCGTATGAGTTCACTCATCTTGGCGGCGTATTCATCAAAGGATCCTAGCGTAGTTTCTTGATACTTATCGGTTCCTCGATAATACATCGCACATGTATTCGACACATTAATCTCGTATTTGGCGACGAGGGAGGCTTGGAGGTCGAGAATAGGTTGAGAAGGAGAGAAATATCGTTGTATAAATTGTTGAGTATCATTGTAACACAGCCACGAATAGGGTGAGAACTGATCTTCAGAGGGTCCCTCTACAATCCGAACTGTTCCTGAACTATCTATTTGGACTTCTTCGCAAGTTTTGAAAAAATGATCTGCGATATCATGCGTTTCATGTCCCGATGGTTTATACATTTTAAATAAATTCGTATCATCGATGGAATAGGGAACCGTACGATGTTCATTCCAGAAGTATACAAGACTATGTAATCGAATATTACAACATGAGAAAAAACCATGGGACGTAGAGCTACGTGTTGTAAGCATTAGTAGTTGTTTGAATAGTTCCTTTATGTCTTCGATACTTAGCCGCCCGATAATCGTATAATCTCCTCATAGGAATGGGCGAGTCCCTCTATCATGAAAGTCGTTTCATCATTTTCGGGATTTAGACGGGGATAGAGTTTGTAAAGTTCGACGAGCTTTTCTTTTGCGGCGTGGAGTTTGTCTTGGAGCGACACGCTTTTAGAACTCGTCGTCTTCCACTGGATGCCTTCTGTTTTCAAATCAATTCCAAATCGTTCTCCATGATGACCATTCGGTTTTATGTACCATATATGTTTTGGAAGGTCCTCGGCGACAAGTCCCGAGTCTTCTGGCAACTCCACGTTCCGTCCTTTGCGCTTCTGATTCAAATTCTGTTCCGTCTGCGTGAGGATACGCAGATTCTCTTTGCGATTGTCGAGGCCGTTGCGATTGATATGGTCGACCGTCTCGGTGGAGCCCTTCCCTGTATGGTCGAGACGATCCATGACTACGTTGTGGAGATACAATGCCTTCTGCTTTCCATCCACCCTATGCGTATGCGAAAGATAGGAATTGGATGTAAAATGCCAATTAGAATCCTTTATTTTAGGGTAATCATCCCTATCAATTATTGCCTTCACATGCCGTCCATTATGCTGTATTGTCATGACAGTATAGTCCATCCCATTATGTGTAACATGCGAATACACTATGGGATTTCCTGGCCTTCCCGCCTTCTGAACACTGGGATACACGGTTTCTGTTTCCATTTTGATTATATAACTATATTCAAAATAGAGATTCGTTCATCAATTTTATACACAAACAGCGACAAGATAGAATCCATACCGGGGGGTATAGAACTCTTTAATTGCTGTAAGCTAACCCGCCCATGCCACTCATGATGCGGAGAACGTTGTAGTTCGTCGCATAGACACGCACCTGCGAGGACAGGTTGAGGCCGACCGCATTGTTGGACACCGTGAGGAGGAGCGTCGTGTTATCAATGCGAGACAAGTTGCACGTGCCGGAAGGCTGGTGCTGCTCGGGCTGGAGGGCGAACGAGTAGACGTTGATGCCGACCGCGGGGCAGTTGGTGTGGTGCTGGTAGGGCTGGACCAAGTTGAAGTAGGCACCCTCACGAACGGAGAAGCGGTCGTGGCCGTTGAGCTGGATGAGCGCCGTGATGACGGGGTTGTTGCCCGCCATGCCCTCCACACGGGTGACGGAGTAGCCGGACTCGAGGACGGAGCGGTCCCAGTAGTCGGAGTAGTTGAAGGGCTGCTGGCCCTTGTAGGGGCCGACGACGGTGTCATCGCAGGACACGAAGGAGTCACGCTGAACAACCCAGATGAGCTCCTTGCAAGGGTGGTTGAAGTTGAGCTTGAGCTTGTTGGAGCTGGACGTGATGGACTCACCGCCCGTGAACTGGAGAACATCGATGAGGTACTCGTGGGAGACCTGGGCGAACTTGCGACGCTCGTCCGTGTCGAGGTAGATGTAGTCGATGTACAGAGACGCCGCCGCAAGGCCGGTCTGGGCGACACGGTTGCGGATGGAGTGGGGGTCCGAGCCCGTCGCCTGGTCCCAGCACAGGTTGTTGAGGGCGTTGAACTCGAGGTTGAAACGGACCTCGTGGTACTGGAGGGCAATGAGGGGCAGGGAGAGACCCGGGTTGCGGCAGAACCAGAACTGGAGGGGGATGTACAGCGTGTACATGGGCGTGCAAGAGCCGACCTCCTCGGACGTGTTGGGCGCACCGCCGTAGCACGGGTTGTCGCAGGGGGAGCCGCCGGCGAGGATGAGGTTGGTGAGCTGGGGCACGTTGCCCACCATCTTGGCGTAGCCGGCCTGCTTGCCAGGCTCCTGGGTGAGCTCGTTCCAGATGTGGAGCCAGTCGCCGTAGTGCTTGTCGATGCGCTGGCCGCCAATCTCGAGCTCGACGTAGCCGATAAGGTTCTCACCAACCCAGTTGAGCCAGCGGAACTGGCCGCCGCTGCCGTCCGTCGCCGCGTTGACGACGACCTGGGGGAGCGTCGCCTGGAGGTAGACACGGTGGATCAGATCGCCGTTGCGCTGAACCGTGCACGTGACCTTCTTGCCGAAGTTGGGAGCACCGTTGAAGGGGTTCTCAATCGACTCCATCGCAAAGTTGGTGTAGCGACGGTAAATTACCTTAAAAAACGTGATCTGGGGGTTACCCGTAAGGTAAACGTCCTGTGCGCCGTAGGCAACGAGCTGCATTAAACCTCCGCCTGTCATTTGTTATATTCGTACTCCAGAAAAAAAAATGGAACGAACAATTTTCAAAACGCATTCATGTGCCGGAGCCCCATTTAAACCCTCCCTTTTTGTACCATATAAATAGGACATGGGCGACGTACCCGGTTCCAAACCCAAATCGGCCAAGCCGGTTCACCCGGAGTCTCGTACGACGCTCGATGCCCTCCACATCCAAAAGGTGTCCGAGATGGCGGATGAAAAACGAAATATTCAACAATTCAAGGCACAAATAGAGGCTCTTACTGAAAAGATGAAGAACTCTACGAGTGACATGGAGCTCTGGGCCGCCGAGCAGCAACGAGACCGTCTCGCCGCCAAGGTTCGTGAAATAGAGACGGATGGGGGGCTCATGAACTATTACCTTCGCTCGGGCAGCATATTGTTTAATTACTACGACGTCCAGGAGAACATCCAGCGGGGGACCAACAGGGGAGGGCCGATAAAATCCAAGCCGGGGAGTATCCTGGCGATCCTGAACGATATCGAGAAGGGGGGGCTTAAAGAAACTCCCGGCCCCCAGGGACCGGCTCCCCTTCAGCGCAACGAGTTGATGAATCAGTACCTCCAGAATGAGGACCCGGCCGCCGCCCGGAATGATTCTTCGTACGACGATGAGTGGACGCATTGCGACGGATGCGGGCACGAGATGAGCCTGTGTATGAATGAGGCGACGATGACATGTACGTCCTGTGGTCACAAGGAGTTCATCCTGATTGACAGCGACAAGCCCTCCTATAAGGACCCGCCCCGAGAACTGTCGTACTATGCCTACAAGAAGATTAATCACTTTAACGAGTGGCTGGCCCAGTTCCAGGCCAAGGAGAGCACCGAGATTCCCGCCGGCATTTATGACCAGATTCTGCTCCAACTCAAGAAGGAGCGCATCACGAACTTTTCGTCCTTGAAGCGCACCAAGTTGCGGGAGATTCTGCGCCACATGGGGGAGACGAAATACTATGAGCACATTCCCCATATTATCAATCGCCTGTCGGGCCAGAATGCCCCCTTCATGAGTCGGGAGGATGAGGAGAAGTTGCGCCACATGTTTCGGGAGATTCAGCCGGCGTTCAAGAAGCACATTCCCAAAGGGCGGCGTAACTTTTTGAGCTATGGATACATTCTGTACAAGTTCTGCGAGCTTCTGGAGATGGACGAACACTTGGCCTGCTTCCCCCTTCTCAAGAATCGGGACAAGCTGTACATCCAGGACCAGGCCTGGAAGGGAATTTGTTCTGACATGCAGTGGCAATACATTCGTACCGTGTAGGGTAATACAAATACAATCGCAATCACAAATAGGTGGTGAGAATAACCCACCTATTTGTGAATAGGCTAGGTCCATTAAGGATTCCCATTCTTGTAAATCTGGAACATGTGGGGCTTGGCACCTCCTTGGAAATGAAAGGAGAGAGCCCGGACCTCATGGCCTACCGTGGCGGCAACCTCCTGAATGAAAAAATGCCCCTCCTCTTTGCGAATCTGCTTCATAGGTCCCTTCATCCTGTAGGTGGCCTCTCCCTTGTAGCCCCCCGCAATGTTGATATTGTGATCGAACGTACAGGGGACCCCGTCGACCTCCAGAATCTGATTTAGATCGAACACCCGCAGAAGACGCTCAGAGGCCAACAGATGGTAGAGCGTCATGTCGCAAATGCCCCCCGCCTGTTGGTTGTCCCTGTGCCACTTTATTTTAGGCATGAGCAGCGACAGTTTGGTCTTATTGATGTAAATGTCCGAACAGAGGGTGGCAAAGGCATCGCAGAACTCCCGCGTCAGAAGACCATTGTGAATACACCCTACCATATTCATTGGCGAATCGGACTCTTGGAGGCTGTAGGCAATCGTGTAACCCTTGGCGTGAATCTGCGGGACAATCTTGTCGAGACGTTCCACCACAATACAGTCACTGTCTGTGTGAAAGACGGCATCGAGCCCTTTTAGTTCCATAAGGCGTCGCATGTAGTAGACACGGGCAAAGCAGAGGAATTCATAGGCGGCCGAGTTGGTCGAATAGTTGGTAAAGTGGGACCGAAACTCGGCCAATTCGGGTGAGTCGAGCGTGTCAATTGAAACATGTTCTACGTTGGGCACATTGGCAATATCACTGTTCGTATCATCGCCAAGCACTATCACGGGATTGTATTTCGCATTCAGAAGGACGCAAGAACGAAAATAGGACTGATTCCCTCGGTGAAGAATTACAATCGGGACGGTTGTCTGACTCATGAGCTGAGAGCAGTTCTATCCAATCTCTTAAACTCTTCTGTCAGTTTCTCCCCTTTTATCGGCTCCCCCCCTAAAAGGGGTGTTTGAACAACGTCCGTCAACGCATAGGCCGTGGTATGATACAAATTTCCACATATTTCGGGAATTTCAAACCCAGGGACGGTCTTGAATTTCGCATAACACCTGTCACGAATATCAGGAGGGAGTTTTGAATTACCTGCGAGACTGGCCTGATTAATGTCCTGGCGGATGGACTGAAGAAACGTTCCGCAACTCTTTCGACTACTGACAGGGAGGGCCAACTCCTCTTCGATTTTGCGACGGATGATTCCCCACGTCATGGAAAAGGCCCGAAAGTCACTCGCCAAGGAGGCATAGGCCATCTTTTCTTGAATCATGTTTAGGATGCTGATGACAATCGACAGGGAGCCAAAGACCCATATGAATTGAAACCCATTGACGACCTGATTTCCCGCAATGACGTTCAGAAGCCCCGCAATGGCCGATATAATATTGGACGATATGGTGAGGCACTTGGATTGAGAGTCGTAGGAGGTACAGGCCTCCGTATGCATCCACTCGAAACACTTGGCCTCGTCACACCATTTGGAGAGCATGGTCTCGATGGATGTGTCCCAGGAGAGGGGGTCTGGACTTGATTCGCTCATTACTGAGAGGGCATATCAAAAAACTCGGGTAAGTAATCGCTTGGATTCCTCGTTACGAGTTTTAGTTAGGGGGATAGTTGGTCTACAAAAAACCAAAAGGGGGTGGTTGAGAATAGAGTGGAGTACAAACCGCTGTCAATAGAGTATGACAGCTTCATTGTATCCTGTTTGTTGTATTGTTACAATACATGGAGTGTTCTGTGTGTTGTGTTTTGTGTGTTGTGTTTTGTGTTTACAACCCACGGGGGAAGCCGACCAGGTTGGCGCCGATACCGAACGAGGCGCCCTGGCGTGCCGTAACACCCATGCTGGGGCTGACGGCGTCGAGGATGGCAAAGACGACCGCCGCCAGGAGGGCAAGCGTGGCAATCTCGTCCATGGGGAGGGCCTTGCGGGGGATGAGCAGTGCTGCGGCAGCGACCACGAGACCCTCAATCAAGTACTTGATGACACGGTTGATGATTTCGGCGAGTCCGGAGTCCATTGTATATATTCCAAGGGCAGAAAAAAATCGCATACCGAACGGACCGGAAGAGTCTAAAGGGCCCACTCATAGGAACCGGGAGAAGCAATGGCAAACAAGGTGGTCGAGGATTTTCTGGATGAGGACGACCCGATCTCGGGACAGAAGTTTGCGCTGGTGAGTTTCCTGAGCCCCGAGAATGTGTTGGAGAAGAAGGAACTCTTTTTCTTTGAGCGCTTCCTCCAGTCCTATGAGGTAGAGTGGAAGGTCAAGGGGCTGGAGGAGTTTCTGGCCAGCAAGGTGACGGCCATCAACAAGGAGCTGGAGGACAAGGCGGTTCAGTTTGAGAAGGAGGACAAGCCGGACCTGGCGAGCACGTGCCGGTCGGCCCGGATCAAGATTGACGCAGTCTTTGAGGACTACCACGCCTTTGTGCGCCAGAAGCAGAAGGACCTGAACAAGACCAAGATCGGAACCGCATGGGACGACTTTTTGTTCAAGGAGCAGGCAAAGCTGGAGGAGGAGTTCCACGCCAAGAACAACTTCCGGACGAGCATTCGGGGATTCAAGGTGCGTGCCGTAGCCCGGGACGAAAAGGAGGCCGAGATTCGGGCCAAGAAGCTCCAGGGCTCGGACAAGTACCACAATATCTACTGTTCGGAGGTGGGGAAGTGGACGCCGTGGGATCCGAAGCCGCACATGGTGGAGAACCACGAGTATGCCCAGGAGGAGTTGAACAACTTGATGAAGAAGTACAAGGAGAACGAGGACCACAAGACGACCTTCTTTGACGAACAGAGGAAGGCGGGCATCCAGGAGTCCAAGTCGAGGGCTGCCGTTGGTGCGGTTGTTCCGGAGAAGACGGCGACCATGACCAAGGTCGAGGAGAACACGGTGCTGTCGCCGGTGGAGGTGTCCACCTCTGCGGAGGTGAGCAATGGTCTCTTCTCGGGGCCGGCGGATTTAGTCTTGGAGCGTAAGATGGCGGCGGCCGCTGCTGCTACGGCTGCTACAGTTGAAGCAGCCGAGGCCAAGACCGTAGAGGAGGTCAAGGCGGTCGAGACCAAGGTCGAGGAGACCAAGGCCACAGGAGAGACGACTCCCTAAATAATAGCAAACCGCAAACCGCAAATCGCAATAATATAAGAAAACTCCATCAAATGAGGTTTTCTTATAAACCTAGAGGTCCATTCCCTTTACGCAAAATATCCAAGAAGGTCACCTGGCATGTCAAAAATCGTCTTGCGGACGCATGCCTGCTGGGTGCCGTCGCAGAAAGTGCCCTCGGGGCACGGGACGCCACTGTTGTTCGGGGAGCGGCACAGGTAGTCCGTATTCTTGTCGGGGACATACTGCATCTGGGGCGGGATAGCGGGAGGATTCACGACCGAGGCCTGCTGCATGGAGGCCTCGAATCCGCTGATAATCGGGCGACTCTGGCGCAGCAAAACCGCCGCAACTACAACGGCCACAAGGACGGCAATCATGTACATTGCGCTATTTTGTCCACGCATTCTTCTATCACTGTAGGTTAAAATAAAAACTTAGGGGTGGCCTGGAGTGGGCCACGTAGAGACCGCCGGCCGGACGGGGAGATCCGAATAGGGAGGCATGTAGGGCGGGATATTTGGTTTACAGAATCCATTGATACACTTGTACCCTTCCTGGCTACAGACGCCGCCGTGGTCCGGGCCGCAACTCAGGGCCCCATTGTCTTCGAAGAGCATCGTGGCAAACCCATCAATCACATTGGCCGGCTGAATGTACAACAGAACCCCCATCAGAACGACAATCCCGACAAATACACAGCCCATTACGTGCCGATAGTTCATTCCACCTATTGGTGATTCGGATAAAAATGGTTAAGGCAAGCCTAGCATAATGGCGTGATGTCCTAGGGAGCCCGCGACATGCATATATCCGTGATACAACTCCCCATAGTGGGGACTCCAGCAAAAGTCGGTCGTATAGTATCCGTAAAAGTAATAAAATATGACCAGGCTAATGGATACGATGGCGGCTATTTGAAGGGGCTTCGATATATTCAAAAAATAATAAAAGCCCACGATGAACACTGTATAAATACACGCCTGGTCAAACCAAAAGAGGGCGGAGTCTTTTTTCGCACTTGTATGATACAGTACAGAAGACAGGGTAATTCCCGTAAAGGCAAGACCGTACAACCAATACTGTTTTAAAAGCGCATGAATCGCATTTGTCCCCATTACAAGAGAGGTTAAATGCAATACCATTACTGTGAATCCTGATTATTATTAAAGGCAGTTCAGCACAGAACAGGTTAGTACGTTTTCCGCACCTGGATGGCCGGCCCTCGGAGCCGCTTCATCGCATCCGGGTCGTACTTGTTGATATCGTCCTCGGCCTTTTCCTTCATCAGAGCCGCCGAATGGGCCCAGAACTCGGGAGCGCCAATCTTAAAGTCGCCGTGCATCTCGGCCTTGTACCAGAAAATGGCGTCTTCCAGTTTGTTAGACTGGGTGTTATTGTTGATAACCAAGCACTCATAGTTCTGCGTACACTGGTCCATGATTTGGCAAAAGAACTCAAAGTTGGGAAAGGCCGAGCCGTAGTTTTCGAAAATGCGCTTGCGATTCGAGAGGTAGGGCTCTCGCAGAATAAACACATAGTCGACGTTGGTCCTCAGGGACGGCTGAATACCGAGGGGGAACTGCATCGTAATCAGGAAAAACACCTTGAGCCACCGGCCGTTCATGAAGAGGTAGCGGATGTTCTTGTCGTGGGTCCACGAGTCGTCGTACATACAGTCGTCCAAAATCAAGAATGACCTCGGGTCGAGTTTGGACTGGACGCCCCGATCCTGGTCCTGCATGATTTTCTGCATGACGAGCTTCTGCCGCTTGACGAAATTGGCCAGAATCACTGCATTGTACTCCCCGTGAATGAAGATGGGCGGAATCATCTTTTTGAAGAAGCCGTTCGACTCTTCTGTTCCGGAAATGACCGTGCCTAACGGCATGTTCTGATGGTGAAACAGGAGGTCCTTGACGAGGGTCGACTTGCCAGTGCGGCGACGTCCGATGAAAATGGCAACCGCATCTTGCGGAATGTCCTTCATTTGAAACTTCCGGAGGGCTACGCTCATTGCTCCACCACCTGCCGCCATGTCTACTGAGCCTGCTTTGAAAAGAAACGTGGATAATACGAGCGTTCAATGGTCTCCCGAAAAGGGAGAATGGAGGCCCTGTTGAAACGGCCCTGTGTTGCGAGCCCCATTCAGGACCAAGCCAGGGCGATGTTCCCCACTATTCGTCATCTCCAGCGATACCATTCGGGCCTCGAGCCCTTCTTGAAGGAGTCCCCGCTGGAACCCGAACACGCGAGCCTCCCCCATCCCTATCAGGTTGTTGAATGGAAGGGAAAGAGTTCTGAAAACGAGCGAATCTATACCGCCACGCTCCAGGACGAGAGCGGGGTCCGGGTCGAGGGCCGGGTCTTTGTCAAGACGGTCCACCTGCTCGACCCCGTCGGACTCCTCCATGACGAATACATGGTCCCGCGCCACGCCCTTCTTCCCCAGGGCCGGAGTTCTTGGAAAAAGACGCTCCTTAAACTCCACAACCAGAACAACCAGGCCTACGTGGATGCGGTGGCCAGTTACGTCATTGGTCTGTTCCGCCATGCGGGGTTGACCCCCCACGGCGTTCTCTCCTACGGGTCCATGGCCGGAATCGCCGACACCTATTCGTATTGCCTCACGGACGACTATGACAGTTATAAGAACTGCCGGTGGTTCTGGAAGGGTCTTCAGTCCAATGCGGCCGTCCTGAGCGTCAAAAAAGACAAGGTCGATGTTCTGACGGACCCGGATTATGCCGCCCTTGTTCAGGAGCATTTTACGTGCCCGGCGGCGTACAGGGAGGGGTTATCGAAGAGCTCCGAGGAGGAGGTTTTGATTCTGTCCGAAGAGGCTCGGGCCGACGACCAGGGGAGTCTCCATTCGTTCGAGGCGGATGGAATGGAGGAGGCGTCGGAGAGCACAACAAGCGAGTCGGAGGACAGTGACGAAGAGGGCTCCTCCCTCTCTTCCGAGTCGACGCAGATGGACATCCACGTGACCCTGAACAACATGCCGGTGCTTCTTATTTGCCAGGAGGCCCACGAGGGCACTCTCGACGACTTGATGGAAGAAGAAGAGTTGGGAGGGCACAAGAAGGACACGCCCGAGTGGGACCGGATGTGGACGGCCTGGACCTTTCAAATCATCGCCCAGCTCGCCTTTCTCCAGAAGCAACTCACCTTTACGCACAATGACCTCCACACGAATAACATTGTCTGGAGAACGACAGAGGAGCCCTATTTGTATTACAAGACAGGCGAGGGGCCTCAGTACAAGGTGCCGACCTATGGGCGCATCTTGAGCCTGATTGATTTCGGCCGGGCCATCTTCAAGGTGAACGGCGAACTCTTTGTGTCGGACGACCACTGGCCCGAGCACGATGCGGGCGACCAGTACAATTTTGGCCCCTTTTTTGACCCTGAGAAACCCAAGGTGGGCCCGAACATGTCCTTTGACCTGTGCCGGCTCGCTATTTCAATGCTCGAGGGCCTCTTTCTGGAGAAGCCGGATCGCAAGAAGGGCAGCCAGGTGATTCTGAGCCAGGAGGGCGGCTGGAAGGTCTACGAGACGGTCTCTCCCCTCTACAATTTGCTCTGGTGCTGGACGCTCGACGACGATGGACAGACTGTCTATGAGGACGAAGAGGGAGAAGAGAGGTTCCCTGGGTTTGACCTGTACATTCAGATTGCCCACAGCGTCCACGACGCCGTGCCACGGGATCAGATTCGCAAGCCCCTGTTTCAAGAGTATCGTCTCAAAAAAGGGGAGTCGGTGCCGGCCGATAAGAAGACCTATTTGGTAGGGTAACTTGTTAACTGGGTTATCGCCTCGTTCGATTCCTCTTCCGTTTCCCGCCCCCCGCCACAAAGGGCGAGCCCTCTTCTTCAGGAACTCTTGAAGGTCGTTTCGACGGTTTGTGGGACCTCCTTCGAACAGAGGAGACTATTTTTTCATAAACAATCGGGCCTTTGCTTTTCTTGACGGGCGAATACTCTCCTATCCCCTCTTCGTCTTCTTCCTCTTCCTCCTCCAAACGCTCCATTTCTTTCGTTTCTATAGTTCTATAAAAACGTTGAAATTCTTCGAGCGTGGGGGCGTCCTGCTCCCCCGTCTTTGTTTTTATAAACTCGTTTAGCAATTCTGACACAATCGGTACATAAATAGGAGATCTTCCCACATAATTTAGGTAATTGTAACTATAGCACAGAAATTCATAGGCCAAGTCGTGTAAATATTCCTCATAGAAATCTTTTATTTGGGAGGCCTCGTAGTGGTCCATCGTCATCAAGGGCAGTAAGAATTTCATGTAGTTCCGTCGAAGGAGGAGGAATGAAAGGTCATAAAACATGCCAGTGGTTGTCTGGTTCATGTCGATTTCGATATCAGGATATACGGAAGGATTACGCTTTTTGATACTCGGAAGGGGGGCCTTGACGGAAAAGGAACGGTCAACTGATTTTGATTTCGACTTTGGTTTGGATTTCGATGTCGTTCGGGACGCCGACGGCTTGAGCCCTCCTCCCCGTTTTCTGGCCGCTCGGGCCGCCGCCCCCTTTTTGGCCTGCTTTGAACTCAAAAAGAGAATATGGTCATTGAGTCGTCTCCCTGAACTCTTAAATTCGGTTGCGACGGGGTCCACGAGCGCGGGGACTCCTGCGGGGACGGTGACCGTGCTGGGTTTAAAAAGGCTCCTCAATTTGTTAATTTCCATGACCTCGTTACAAACAATCTCGGCCGTTGCTCGAGCGGCCAGGGCTTTACACTGTTCGACCGATTCGTCCGTGTCCACGTCAACCAAGGTTCCTATACAGACATCGAGCCATTTGGTGGCGGCATCAATCGCCGGCACAATGTCCTCCGATAAATATTTACGAATAGTGGGGTATTCACCTGCCGTCCCCCCTATCTCGGTGATATCCTGCCCTCCGCACGAAATATAATACACCATTCCATCGTCGTGGCGTGTCCCTTGGTTCAAGAGGGCCCTCGCAATCGTCGTTTTTACCTTGGAATTATGTTGAATACACTGTGTCTGGTAGGTCAGTTTCAGCGATTTCCGCTGTAGAGTTGGGTCAAAATTAGGGAAAAAATAATAGCACTGGCCCAGATTTTCCCATCGCTTCTTCTCTTCCGTCTCCTTGATCAACGGCCGAAAGCACACGGGCACGCCCGTCTTGAAACAGCGCCCGAGCACCGTCTTGTCGTTCGTAAAGAGGCATATTTGAGGATTGGCGTGACCCATGTACAGTTTCGCATAGATGACTTGAAGAAAGTCACCGAGCTCTTTCAATAAGACGAAGAGGTAGGCGTCTTTCGTAGGAGGGCCTCGAGAATGTTCTGTAAACCAGGCCCTCTTCTCAGGATTGCCGGCGCAGTAATCGAGCCCCCCTCCCTTGTGCTCCTGCGAGGCAGTTCGGGTCATCGTGTAGGTCGTTCGCTCCCCACTGTAGGTCAAGTCGAGGGTGATTCGCATTTCGTTTCCCTCCAGCAACTCTCCTTTTAGTCCATTGAGTTTGAACGAGGGCTGCGTATTAAACCCATAGGTGTCAAATAACTCCTTGGGAAGGGGAATCGTACCGTCCCATGCGAGGACGGTCTTGTCGTTCGCCTTTTGCCTGGACCCCGGGTCTATATAGGCCCCGGGTGATACGATTTCCTTGATTTGATTGGGAAATTCGTCCAGGGTGAATCCGACGTCGTGGAAACCGATGCTGATGGCGGGGGAGAGCTTGTTCGTTTCGGGAAGGTCCCCCGTCTTGGGGTATTCACGACGCCCCTTTTTTACACTATTTTTCGCATCAAAGGGTTGTAACCAACACACTTTCTGGATTCTTGGCGAGTTGTCGTAGTCGGCCTTTCCCAGAATGGAATCGTCCACCTCCTCTCGGATGACCATTTTGAACTCTTTGCCAATTTCGCCAAACATGGCCTTGCGAGTGGCTCTGAAATTCGCATTGGTGGACTGGATTTCCTTTGCGTCTTTCGATACGTCGGCCACATTCAGTCTTCTCTCCTGCTCGATGAGGGCGGGTTCGTTTAATTTTTCAATGTCTTCGAAGCCATCGGCCCACGCCTTTGCGCTTCCGAAAGGAGTCTCCCCCCCTTTCGTACTGGCCTCGAATCGTTCACGGAGGAGTTCACCCCCCTCTTTGGAGTTCTTGCCCTTGTCGAGGATTGTTTCCGTAATTTCGTCGGCGGTTTCCAGAACATCTTTCCTATGCCGTGCGTTGGACCCGATATTGACCAAGAGGGAGGCGATCAGTTCGGCGGAGAGTTTCACCGCACTTGTTAAATCGGCGGCGGCCAAGGCATAGACTGCGGAGAGGGGGTCTTCAAAGAGACGGGGATCATAGTCTAGACTCGCAGATGCCATTCCCTATATGGTATAAAGAATACTATTAGTTAATTTAGTAGTATACACGATGGGTCTTGTGGCGGCACTCGTTGCCTGCTGCATGGCCCTTGTTAGCGGCGGCTACAACAGCAGCGACACTAGCGTGGCTCTTAGCAGCCACAGTCTTACAGTCCCGGAAGTGACTCCGGCCTTCTGGGTTCCTCCCTATCAGGATATTATTGGCGCCCGTCAACTCGCCGCCACGATGACGTCCACCCCTACACAGACCCCCACGAAAACTCGGACTCCCAGTCGGACACCGACAAAAACCGGGACCCCCACAGGAACTCCGAGCCAAACACCGACAAAGACGGGAACGCCTACTCCAACTCCAAGTCGAACTCTGACAAGGACGGGAACGCCTACCCCTACAAGAACTCCAAGTCGAACCCCCACAGGAACAGGAACTTCGACAGGGACTTCTTCAAGAACGTCTACAAGAACGGCTACACCAACGGGAACTCCAAGCTCTACAAGAACTCCAAGTCGAACTCCTACAGGGACGGGGACTCCTACTTCCACGAGAACCCCGAGTCGAACTCCTTCAAGAACGGGAACCCCATCGGGGACGCCCACGGGGACGGGGACTTCTTCAAGATCTCCTTCACGGACGGGGACTCCTACAGGAACGCCCACGACCACCCGAACCCCGAGTCGAACTCCTTCAAGAACAGGAACGCCATCGGGGACACCCACGGGGACGGGGACTTCTTCAAGAACTCCTTCAAGAACAGGGACCCCGACAGGAACTCCAACTTCCACAAGAACTCCAAGTCGAACCCCTACAAGAACGGGAACGTCATCGGGGACGCCCACGGGAACAGGGACTTCTTCAAGAACTCCTTCAAGGACGGGGACGCAGACAGGAACGCCTACGACCACCCGAACCCCGAGTCGAACCCCCACAAGAACGGGAACCCCATCGGGGACGCCCACGGGGACAGGAACTTCCACGAGAACCCCGAGTCGAACCCCTTCAAGAACGGGAACTCCGACTCAGACGGGGACTTCCACTCGCACCCCCTCTCCGACACCGACGAGAACGGGAACCCCGACCCAGACGGGAACGCAGACAAGGACCCCAAGTCGAACCCCTTCAAGAACAGGAACCCCGACCCAGACGGGGACTCAAACAAGGACCCCAAGTCGAACCCCTTCAAGAACGGGAACCCCGAGCCAGACAGGGACCTCCACAAGAACGCCGAGCCAAACTTCGACCCGCACGGGAACGCCGACCCAAACGGGGACTTCCACGAGAACGGGAACCCGAACACCCTCTTCGACCCCGACGAGAACGGGAACCCCTACGCAAACAGGGACGGCCACACGGACCCCGAGTCGGACCCCGACGAGAACGGGAACGCCCACCCAGACGGGGACCTCCACGAGAACGCCGAGTCGGACCCCGACGAGAACGGGAACGCCTACGCAAACAGGGACGCAGACAAGGACTCCGAGCCAAACTCCGACCCGCACAGGCACGTCGACGAGAACACCCTCTCAGACATCCACGAGAACGGGAACGCCTACGCAGACGGGAACAAGGACTCGAACCCCCTCTCAGACGCCGACGAGAACGGGAACCCCGACTCAAACAGGCACCTCCACACGGACCCCGAGCCGGACCCCCACGAGGACGGGAACGCCCACCCAAACAGGGACTCCGACTCGAACGCCTTCTCAGACGCCGACGAGAACGGGGACGGGAACCCAGACGGGGACGGGCACTCGCACATCGACAAGAACTCCGAGCCAGACGTCCACGAGAACGGGAACGCCGACGCAGACGGGAACGCAGACCAGGACCCCGAGCCAAACGCCGACCCGAACGGGCACACCCACCCAAACAGGAACCTCCACACGGACGTCCACAAGAACGCCTTCTCAGACATCAACCCGC